GAGATTTTTGGAATGAGGCCAGAGCACATCAGGCAGGAAGCTGACGGCTGGTGGTGGACGATTCCGAAAGCGCAGACAAAGAACGCCCGGTTCGAGAAGTCCGAGGACCTGCGAGTGCCCCTGATCGGCAGGTCATTGGAAGTGGTGCGGCGTCGCCTGGATACCGTGGGTGAGTCGGGGTGGCTGTTCGAGACGGTGCAGAAGGGCGAGGTGAAGCAGTACACCCAGCACTTCTTCAGCACCTACATCTACTCGCTGCAGCCCTACAGCGAGAAAATCGCGCGCCGGGATAGTGAGGGGCTTGTCATCCCGGTGACGCACTGGACGCCGCACAGCCTGCGCCGAACCAGCCGGACCCTGCTGGCATCCTTGGGCTGCCCAGATGAAATCGCCGAGGCGATCATGGGGCACATGCCCCAGCACATCGTCGGCGTCTACAACCTGCACTCCTACGACGCGGAGCGCCGGCTGTGGCTGGGCAAGCTGGATCAGCTGCTGAACAGCCTTCATTTCGGCTTGCCGGCGCGGCCGTAGCCGCTGTCAGGCGCCGGCAGCAGGTCGGACACTGGCCTGGATTCGGCCCACTCTTCCAGCTCGCGCACCAGGTAACCAACGCTGCCGTTGGAAATCTTGCGGCGGCGCGGAAAGTCACCGGCCTTTTCCAGGTTGTCGATCGTGGACTCGGACAGAGCAACGATCATGGCGGCCACATCTTTCTTGACGACGATGGGTCTGATGTTCACGGTTCCTCCTGTGTGCCATTGCGGCCGAGCTGGTCGACCTGGTCGGCAAAATGTGGCAGGCCTGCCCAGTGCGTCCACTGGTGCTTGGCCTGGTAAACGCTGAGGCAGGCCACGCCGTTAGACCTGTTGATCAGCAGCAGCTTGACGCCGACTGGTGGCGGCTGGTCGTCGATGGCGATCCAGCAGTGTCCCTGGTCGACCGCGGCGCTGCGTGTCGAGTCGATCGCGATGGTCATACGACACCCCCGATCACCGCCCCAACAAGCATCACGACGCTGATCAGCGCGGCCAGGCTGACCACGTACAGCGCCGCAGTAATGCACTTGTCGACCCGGTCCGACAATGACCGGCGCAGTGGGCGGATGAGCCCAGCTTCTTTGGCCGGGCAGTTGCAGCCGCGGGCGCACTCGCCAAAACTGTTGCAGCAGCTCATTTTTGCTTCTCCTGTTTGGCCTTCAGCTTGGATGCACACTCGCGGCAGACATCCAGCTTGTGAAACTTCTCCGAGCCGGCCTGAGGCTTTTTCTGTTCGCAGACCATGCAGTCGATCACGGCATTCGGCCTGAGGTCGGCGAGCGTGCGGGTCAGGTCTTGGCGCATCATTGGGGCCCCCACCATCTGACCCACGCATGCACGGCCAGCACCGCACCGCCGATGCTCACCATGATCACGCCGGCGTAACCTCCCGCAGAGGCCAGGCTCTGCAGGCGCTGCTTCCAGACCGGCAGCTCAGGCGGCAGGGCGGGCTGTTGGGCCAGCTCGCGGCGCACCGGACAGTCACGGCCTTGACGGCAGTGACCAAATTCATTGCAGCAGTCCATTGGGGTCATCCCTTCCTCGCCTGTCGTACCAATCTGGGCAGCTTTTCGGCGGCCACCTGAATCGCCCGCTGGCTGGCCTGCTGCAGCATTTCCCGTGCAGCGGCCGCTGCCACCTGGAGGGATCGTGCGTGCTGCGGCGTGATGACCGAGTTCTCGGCCACGCACTGATCGATGGCACTCAGTCCGCCACGGATCACGCGCACAGCTGGCTGGTCGTGGGTTTTCGGCTGGTCGTGCAAATGGGCCATCACGGCCAGCGTCAGCAGGGTCTGGAATCCGACCAGTGCAGCCTGGTCGGATTGGTGCAGGTTCAGCCAGGCGCGCGTCTCGTCCACCAGCAGGGCATCCAGCCACTTGCGGCGCTGCTCTTCGGTGCGCTGCTCGAGCTCGGTGCCGCCTGTCTGATGCACGCCGCGGTCAATGAATCCAAACAGGTTCATCCTGCCCTCCGTTTCGCTGCCGGCTGGTCATTCGCTGCCGTCGGCAGCAAGCCCGTGAATGGCCCCGCCACGTATTCGCGCCAGATCTCGTGACGCCGGATCTGGCCGATCAGCGCCGCGCTGCAGCCGTAGCGGCTGCCCAGCTCGGCGTTCGATTCATCGCTCGCGCGGATCGCGACGATGTCATCCCAGGCGAAATTGCCGCGCCATTGGCGGGTGCCGCGCGCAATCGCAGCCCGCTGGGCCAGCGTCAAGACCTTGCCGCGCTGCCACTGGTTCTGCTTGCGCTTGCGCAGGTGTCCCGGGTCGACGCACCGATCGTTGCCGCAGGTGGGCATCAGCTGGATGCTGGCCGGCAGCGAATCCTCGCCATGGGCCTGCTGGTAGAGCCAGCGCTGGACATGCACCTGTCGCCTGGTGTCGCCCGGCATCTTGAAGGTCGGCGCACCTGTCTCGGACATGCCGCCGGTCCACTCCATGCAGCCGTCAACCCGCTTGATGTAGCCGTCCAGGTGCAGCCGGATGTCGGCGGCTGTCGGGTGCCAGTCGGCCAGCACGTAGCGCTGGATGCCGCACAGGTAGACCATGCGGATCAGTCCTTCATCGGCCAGCGTCTTCAGCAGCTGGCGGGCCTGGACTCCGCGCGGGTTCTTCCAGCAGCGGCTGGGCGCCAGATCGCGCAGGCGCACCGGTGCAGCGCTGATCGCCGACAGCACGTTCTGACGGGTCAGGGGCATGGTCTCAAGCCTCATCGCTGACTCCCGATTCGAGCTCGAGCTCATCCGGTGAATAGCGGTACTCGCCCTCGTACCCGTCCGGGATCACAAGCCAGTCGCCGCTGCTGAGCTGGCTCGTGACCTTCCCGGCCTTGCCAAAATTTGAATTCAGGATTGCCACCCGCTTGCCGATCGCCAGCCCCTCGGCCTCGCTGTCATCTGCGGACCTGTCCCCCGCGGCCTCCGGCCGCGTTCCATCCCCTTCGCCGCCAGCGGCGGCGACTGATTCATCCTCCAAGCCCCGCATCGCGGCAGCGATGCCTGATCTGACATCCTCCTCGCGCGCCTTCGGCTCGGTCGGCGCCTCGGTCTTGCGCTTGCCCCGGCCGCGCCCGGACTCGCCCTTGCGCGAGCCGCGCGCAGCTGGGCCATCGCCGGCCACCGCCTCCCCCCGCGCCCCATTGGCTTGCGCAGCAGGGGAAAGGGGTAGATCGGCCTTCGCGGCCTCGGCGGCTTTCACGGCCTTGACCGCCGCGCGCGTGCTCGCCTTCACCTCGGCCTGCACCAGGGCCGGATCGATGCCGAATTCGTCGGCGACCAGCCGCAAGCCGACATTGGTATCCGATTCGTCGAGCCAGTGCATATAGCCGACGTCGACAAACATCACCAGCAGCAGCAAGGCCTTGATCGGGTCGGTGTCTTGGTCCCTGACCCAGTCCAGCAAGCCTTGCTTCGGCGCGACCTTGCCCAGCTCGAGCAGCTTGCACAGACGCCCGCACTGTTCCTGGTTGAGCTTGTGCGCATAGGTCATGGCCAGGTGACGCATCAGAGCCGGCCAGGGCTCCACGCCGTCGCGGCCTTCGTTGATCTCGCGCCAGGTCGTCACCAGCAGCTGCCAGCGCCACTCGGTTTCATACTCGGTCTTGGCTTCCGCCTTGGCCTTCTCGGCAGCCGCCTTTTTCTGGTTCTGGTTGTACAGCTCCTGGTCGGCAGCCTCATCGGCACGGCCGGCGGCCTTCAGCAGCTGGGCCACCACGTCGTTCGGCAGGCAGGCCAGCAGCTCGCCTTCCTTGTAGGGGTTGGCGATCAGCACCGGGACGATGCCTTGCGCCTCCATCACCTTGCCGATGATGGCCCGCAGCGGCTGGCTGGTCGGGCTGTCGTCCGGATCGTCAAGCCGGCAGTGGCCGTCGACCCGGCCGGTGAACATCGTGGGCATCAGCGCCTTGGCCTCGCGCCCTTCGATGACGACCTGGCCGCGCTGGTGCGCTTCAAGCTTGGTGCGCTCGGCCAACGCATCGCGCTTGGCCTGGTGGCAGGGCGGGTCGATGCACAGGTCCTCGCCCTCGACGTCGGCGAACAGGTCCGGATCGGCGCCGGTGCGCTTGGGGCAGGTGGTGCAGCTGCCGCTGGCCGGCACCAGGGTGGCGTCCTGGATGTCGAACGGCGCCTCGCTCAGCTTGAGCATGTAGCGCATGCGCACCAGGCGCTTGGCCTGCCGGTACGACCTGGGCGAATTCTCGCCATTCGGGTCGGCGGCAATGTCACGTACCGCCTCGGCCTGCAGCCGTGTGTCCGGGATGCGCGCGATCAGTAGCGCGTGGCTGGCGTCCATGCGGCCCTGGCGCAGCGCCTCGCGGCCGTCGGGGCCCAGTTCGAGCAGCTTGAGCCGGCCATAGACATAGCTGCGGCTCTTGCCGATCTTGGCGCCCACGGCGTCGACGCTGAGCCCGCTATGCTGCATCAGGGCCTCGTAGCCCTCGGCCTCTTCCAGCTCGGTCAGGTCGTCGCGCTGCAGGTTCTCGATGATCTGGATCTCGAGCACCTGGTCGTCGGTCAGCGTGCGCACCATGGCGGGGATCGTGCTCAGGCCCGCCATCATGCAAGCCCGGAAGCGCCGTTCGCCGGACACGATCTCGTGCGTCGGTCGTGGCTTCAGGCTGCCGTCAGCCAAGCGAATATGCTCGAACGTTTCCTGCACCCGGCTGCCGGGCAGCGGACGCGCCAGGATGGGCTGGTGCACACCAGTCGCGCGGATGCTCTCGGCCAGCTCCTGCAGCTTGACCGGGTCGAAGTGCTTGCGCGGATTGCTCGGGCTGGTCACCAGCACCGCCAGCGGCAGGTGGTCGAAGTGGTCGACGTCGGGCAGGGCGTGTGCCGGGCTCATGACGGCCTCCTGGCCATGGATTCGGCGGCGCCACGCTCGACATGCGCGAAGCTGTGGCCGCTCTTCGCCAGATCAGCCCACATGTGCACGCTGCCCACCGTCAGCCCCAGCTTGGCAGCCAGCTCGATCTCGATCCGGGCGCCCAGGCTGTTCTCGTGGTCGGGCAGCACCGCCAGCGCATCGCAGTCGACCAGTTCCTTGATGTCGGCGCGCATGTGCTGGGTCCACGGGGCGCCCTTGGGCAGGCCGTTCTCGGCCGGGTTGATCACCGGGTAGCCCAGCTCGCGCAGCCAGGCCGCCGCCTGGTGGAAAGCAGGATAGTTGAAGTCGGGCAGGCCCGACATGGGGCCGCACAGGTACAGGCGCGGAAACCCGGTGTGCGGGGCCGGATGATCGGGCAGGGCGGGCAGGCCCCAGTCTTTGCGGGTACGGGACAGGATTTCGAGCGCATACGACTGCGCCGGGCTGCACGGGTGCCCGATGGCCGGGCGGAAGCTGCTGGCGACCGACACGCCGCCGGCGGGGGTGTCGGTGATGATCAGGGTGATCGATGGCATGGGTCAGGCTTTGGAATCAGAGGGAAACGGGGTGACGTCATGCCCGCGGTGAAACACCAGCGCGTCGCCGCGCCGGCTGGGGCATTGCAGGTGCTGCTGACAACCGGGACGCAGCAGGCTGCTGGTCCAGTCGGGGCCGAAATAGGTGGCGCGCGGGTGCTCGATCTGCGTCGGCAGGGCGCGCGACATGGGCTGGATCTTCATGCGATACCCTCCGCCTTGGCGATCACGGCGGCGCGCTCGTTGGCTCGGGTGATGCCTTCTCCGACAACGTCGTCCAGATCGTTGAGCCGGCCCCATTCCGCCTTCTGCTTGACCGTCATGACGGCCAAGGCGTTGCGGATGATCAGGTGAGCGGCGCGCAGCTCGCGTAGTAGTTCAGGGGAGGCAGCCATCAGGATGGCGTTGGCCTCCTGTTCCTGACGGAAGCTTTTATCCTCATACACCTCTGCCAGATGAAGCGTTGCTAGCCAAGCGCGATGACCACCGCAATCCAGCACATGCCGTTTTTGATCGGATGATTCGCGGTCATCTGTCATCCACGGCCCCGGCGTGTGCTTCGGCGCACTCATTTCGCATCTCCCAGCAGCGCATACCGCTGCAGCAGCGCAGCAGGGGTCGGCTCGATGCGCTCGGCATCCAGTCGGGCGGTCTCGAGGCGCACCTCAGGCGCATCGCGCCGGGCCTGGTGGATGGCGTCTTGCAGATCAGCTTGCACTGCCTGCTCGAGCTCCATGTCGCTCGGGCCATCCAGCAGTGCGCCTAGGGCCAGCAAGCCCATCGCGGCAGCGGCCACGAGGATCAGGTGATGGGCGCGGCTCATGCAGACACCTCGGCGTCTTCCACACGCTCGACCGACTCGATCGCGCAGCCGGTGATCGCCGAGGCGGCGCGCTGGGCGTGCTCGGCGCTGGCGGCCTTGACCTGGACGATGGGCAGCACGCCCGACTCGGACAGCTGTGTGCCGCCGTAGGCGTCCCTGGGGTGGTAAGCGCAGCGGTAGCTGCGGGCGGGGGTGACTTGCATGATGGTCTGGCTCCTGGTTGGGTCTGGGCTGCCAGTCAATCGGGCAACCCGGTCTGCACGGGGGTGCCGGCATAAATGCAAGTATTAACCATTGGATAAGTCTAGTCAATAGCCAATGGATAAGTTGAACGGTAAGTTTTCGAGGCCGCGCATGGCTGGCGAGGTCGGGGCGGCCAGGGGTTGCAGGCTGCGAGCCGGCGTTACGCTGGGGCAATGCCTGAGCAACGGGCGAAAAAAAACCGCCCGGTGGGCGGTTGGTGTGAACAGGCTTCGTTTAGGGTCGATCATCTCTGCACCGATGATGCAGCCTACCCCGAGGTGCCACAATGAGGCACTGCGGCGGTTTATGCCGCGGGCGGCATGGCCTTCAGGGACTGGAGTACCCGCCTGGCAGAGGACAGTGCTTTCAGTCCGTCGCTTTGATTAAGGTCGTAGTCGGGCTCGTAGTCGGCCTTCTCGCGCAGACTGCGAAGAAGTCGTAGGCTGTCTGAAACCAAGGTGTCGCCGGCAGCCATGTAAGCATCAATCACGCGCTGATGGCCACTTTGGCCCTTGGTCCTAAGTTGTGGATTGGCATCACGTGCCACGATCAGGGCACCGTAATAGGCCCGCGAGATCAAGGTGCGCAGCGGCGCGCCGTCCTGTCGCGCCTGCAGGTGCAAGCCCTGGGCCAGGGTGTAGAACTCTGCCGGTGAAAACGCCATGCCAACTCACATTACAGAGATGACCAGGTAGCGCTTGGCCTCCGCCAGTCGGCCGTCCGCCGCAATGGTGGACCGCAGTGCGGTCTCATGCCGCAGCTGCTCATCGAAGTCCATGCCGTGCGTGTCCAATGACAGGAACAGGGCCGGGCCGGTCTCTTCCTGCTCGATACTGATGCATACGCTCAGCCGGCTGGCGGCCTGGAAAGCTTTCACCGCCAAATCGTAGATGCCCTGAACCGCGACCAGGTCGGCGGCCGGGAACTGCAGCCGAAACTGGTTGACGCTGGCGTGATTCATGATGTTGTAGCCGATGGGGCTGGCCACATTATCCTGCGCCGCTATGGCGGCCGGCAAGGCGCCTAGGCTCTGGTAGCCCTGCGTCGTCGGGGGTTGCCAGGCCCAATCGTTGGCGGGATGGACGCCGGGCCACCCTATGGCCAAACTGCCGGCCAGCATGGCCGCCGTGGTGGCGCCCGACCCAAAGCCTTGCCGGCCGAAGCTGCGCGCCGTGTACGTGGGCTGGGAATAGGTCTGGGTGCTCATGACGCCACTCGCATGCCGATTTCGGCCTGCTTCTGGTCGGTCAGCAGCTCGCGCAGCAGGGTCATGTTGCTGTCGTGCAGCTGGCGGAACACACCGTCCAGCAGGTCCAGGTTGTCCAGGCCAAAAGCGATGCCGCCATCCAGGCTGGCCACAATTCGGTGGTCAATCACCGTCGCGTAGCGCGAGCGATCGTCCATCCGCAGGTTGCTGATGTTGACCTGGTTCAGGTACTTGAAGGCGCCACCCGGCCGCTCGAACCAGCCCTGGTACACATGCCACAGCAGGCCGCTGTGCCAGGCCTTGGCCGTCAGGTACGGCGTGTCGGCGCGGAACAGCTCGCCCAGGCTGTAGCGGGGCTCGTCTTCGGGCTGCAGGTCGTAGTTGAACTGGTCCAGCACCTGGTGCACCAGCTCCAGGCACGCGAAGCCATCATTCAGCTGCGTCAGCACCAGTCGCAGGTAGCGTCTTGCCTGCTCCCAGACGGCCGAGAAGTCGGTGTAGTCATGGCAGGTGACGGTGATCGTCGCGCCTTGTACCTGCACCCGCCACAGATGTGCCCCGTTCGGGCGGGCGACGAAGCGGGTCAGCTCGTGCAATGCGGGCATGGGATGCTGCAAGGCGCCAAGCTGGAACCCAAACCCCTGGCCCATTTGCTGGCCGGGCAGCTCATCGCCCAGCGCATCGAACGCGGCATTGATGCGCTGCAGGGCGGGCAGCTCGATCGGCTGGGCTAGTTGCAGAGAAAAGACCGCAGCTTCGATCGCATTGCGATGTTGCGACGGCGTTGAAACGGGATGCATGAAAAAATCCTTTACAGCTTGCCACCTATTTTGAAGTATGCAGCCAGTGATGGTGACAGGTGGAGCGTTTTGAAACAAGCATTCATCTAGATGCTCACCCGCGCCGGCGGAACTCCTGATGCTACAGATTGGCGCCTGTTTCAGACTGAAAGTTCCGCAGCGCCTCTGCCCAAGCATCCTCATGCACGATCCGCACCTTGGCCCCTTCGCGCTGCAGCTCCACGGCGCGCTCGACCTTGGTGCCAAAGCCGCCGTGTTTCCATTCCTTGCTGCCCAGGCCGCCTACCACCACGAAGTCGACCTTCTTGCTCACGTTGGGCTTGATCTGACCACCGCGCCGTGTGATGGCATCCTGGCAAGTCTCGCGTGGGCCGAACACGAAATCGCCCGTCAGGCAGAACACCCGGCCGTCAAACCGGATGTCCTCGCCTTCGTCCATCGCCAGCTGGGTGACCATGGGCGACTCGGCCAGATCATCCAGCCTGCCACCCACCAGCTCCTGCAAGGTGCTGACCAGGTGATCCCGTTCAGTTTCGGTGATGCAGCCATCGCGCAGCACTTCCTCAACCTGCTCGCGCAAGACGTCGCCCGGCCAGCAACTGGACAAGGCTTCATTGTTCGCCAGCCAGTCGCGCAGGAACCGGATCTCGCTGTCCTGCAGCTGGCCATCGGACAGCAGGCCCTGGGCGATGCCGAGCAGGACGGCGCAGGACCCTTTCAGCTCGTTGGCAACAGCAATGTGGTGGCGTGCAAAAGGGTTCACGATTGCTCCGTTTCGGCTTGTGCAAACAGTTTCTTGATGTCCAGAGTGAAGGTGACAGGCACGCCGGTCCGCCGGCAGATCATCACGGGTTCGGCATCGGTGTCGAGCTGCAGGTCTTCATTCCGCAGGCCCTGCCACATGGCAACATACTGCAAGGCACCGATCTTGTTGCGGGTCTTGATAGCACGCTCAACCCCGCCGCGATAGGGCAGTACCGGCAGCTCCCCGGCTTGGGCACGGGCGGCAATTCCAGGGTGTGCCTTGGCGTAGCTGAGGCCGGCAATCCAGGCATTGATCAGTCCGTGATCCGGCCCCTTGAGGCGCCGGTCGTAATCGTGCTCGTAGGCAGGCGGGTGGTTGACGCTGGCTTGTATCAGCATGGGTGTTTTCCGTGATTCAGTAGCCCTTGACCGACATCCACGCCCGCACCCGGCCGCAGATGGTCAGCTCCTCTTCGCGGGCCAGTGCCGGCTTGTGGCGCTCGTTGTCCGACAGGATCTGGATGCGCTGGGTGGCAAAGTCGGCCGACAGCCGCTTGATCAGGAGCGTGTGGTTGAACACCAGGACATAGACACCTTCGCCCTCGAAGTGGTTGCAGCTGGTGTCGACGAAGGCCAGGTCGCCATCGTTGATGGTCGGGCTCATGGAATCGCCCTTGACCGGCAGCGCGCGGATGCGGTCAAGCCTATCGCCCAGTCGCTTGCGCGCCCATTGCTCGGCCAGGTCGATGTGGCCCAGCACGGCGGCGTAGTCAGCCGGCTCGCGGCCAGGGCCAGCCGAGGCAGCCAGTTCCAAGACGGGAAAGCGGACATTGCCGGCGCTTGGCTGGGCTGCTGGATCAACACGCTGGGTATGAACGCCATGAGTGGCGGCATGCACTTGGTCACTTCTTGGCGGGTTGTCCATCCAGCCACGTGTCAGTCCTAACTTTTCCTCGATCTCACGGGCCATCGCATCACCCATTTGGTAGATCGCTTCTCCCCTGCCTGGGCGCTTGTTGGCGTTCTTGATCTGGCTGAGCTTTGGATCGGTTCGTGCCCAGCCCAGTGCCACGTTCAAGTCAGCTATAGCCCCTTGCTGCTCGATGAGGCGCTCGAGGTTTTCTCGCCGGATTTCTGCACTTGTTTTCATCAAGCCAAGTAAAACAGCCAAAGGCTAATGATGGAATTCGCAAAAGGCGATTGACATTAGCTAATCCAATGGCTAATAATCAGGCCATGAACTTGAATGACTGGTTGAAACAGGAGCGCGGGCGGCAGGCTGAGCTGGCCCGGCACCTGGGCATCAAGCCCCCGCAGGTGGCTGACTGGATCAGCCGCGACAAGCCCGTTCCCGTGGTCCACATGGCTGCGATCGAGGCCTACACCGATGGCGCCGTCACCCGCCGCGAGATGCGTCCGGACGACTGGCAGCGCATCTGGCCCGAGCTGGTCAAGGCCAATCGCATCGGCCAGGCGACCCACGCGAGGTAATGGGCGTGACCCGTCTTTTCACCGTTTTCCAGCACGCTGGCCCGGCTGTCCGGGCTGACCTGTCCTGCCTCCATTCCGCAGCGTTTTCCTCCCAGGCGCACGCGGTCAAGGACGGGTCGCTGGCTTTTCTTTCCTCCCATGCTTGCTTCCTCCCTGCTGCCAGTGTCGCAGCGGCGGGGCGGGCTGTCGTTAGCAGCGTTTGCTGAGGTCTGCCATGCAATTGCTCGATGCCGCTTACCACACCGTCCACGACTACCCCGGCGGTGCGCCGTCTCTCGCCCCACGCATGGGCAAGAGCCCGCACACGCTCAACCACGAGGTCACCGGCAACGGCAGCGCCAAGCTCGGCCTGGTCGACGCGGCCAAGGTCTGCCAGCTGACGGGCGACTACCGAATCCTCTACACCTTCGCCGAGGCCTGCGGCCATGTCTGCATCCCGCTGCCGGCCGGCTCTGAGTCCGATGCCGGTGCAGTGCTGGAACAGCTGGCCAAGGCTTCGGGCGAGTTCGCGGACCTGTGCTACGAGGTCTGCAGCTCGGCTGCCGACGGCAGCATCAGCGACAACGAGCTCGACCGAATCAGCACCGAACGGCTGGCCCTCATGGGCGCGCTGGCCAGGCTGGGCGAGGCGGTGCTGTCCCTGAACCAGGCGGGCAAGCCCGTCCAGCTGCGGGGGCAATGAGCCATGCGACCCGCGTCTGAAGTCCGCACCGCGCTGCTGCAGGCCGCCCGCCATTGCCACGGCCTGGGCCAGCGCCCGACGCTGCTCGAGCTGGCCCACCAGGCCCAGGTGGGCATTGCCGCGGCCACCCATACCGTCAAGAACCTGCGCCGCGCCGGCCTGCTGCAGATCTGCGGCACGCGCCGGGTGGCCTACCGGAACCGCCCCGTGGCGGAATACGCGCCGGTCAGCCAGCCGATCGAGCTGGCAGCCGTGCATTCACTGCAATCGACCCTGCACAGCTGGGTCAAACCTTAACTTTTCATGACATTCGCACCAGTGCCGCCGGCGGTGGACACGCCGGCCTGGGCTGACATCCCCCTGAATTCGAGAGGTGCCGCATGAACCGCGCTCCTCTGCCTCCCATCAATTTCAACGCCCTGGCCGACGCGCTGCTGTCGCGCGCCGAGCAGATCGTGCCGGCCTGGCTGCCGGGCGGTCGCCGTGCCGGCCATGAGTGGGTCTGCGGCGGCCTGCATGGCGGCGAGGGCACCAGCTGCTCGGTCAACCTGCACACGGGCCGATGGGCCGACTTCGCCAGCGACGACAAGGGCGGCGATCTGGTCAGCCTGTACGCGGCCATCCATGGCCTGGACCAGGGCAGGGCGGCCGTGGCCGTCGCCCGCGATGAAGGTCTGGAAGACGTGGCTGGCGTGCAGCGCGACGTGAATCACCAGCGCCCGGCCCGCCCCGAGCCTCCGCCGGCTCCTTCCCGTCCACCGCGCCAGGACGAAGGCTGGACCACGGTGCGCCCAGTTCCGGCCAACGCGCCGGCACCCACCTTCAAGCACTACAGCCGGCCGGCCAGCGACATCGTGCGCAAGGCCGAATACCGCCTGGGCGACGAGTTGCACGGCTATGTGGTGCGCTTTCGTACCAGCGACGGCGGCAAGGACGATTTGCCCTACACCTTTTGCCAGTCAGCCCGCGACGGTGCCGCCAAGTGGCACTGGAAGCAGTTCGACGAACCGCGCCCGCTCTACCTGCCGGGCCGCAGCCTGCCCGAGGGCCGCACCGTCGTCCTGGTCGAGGGCGAGCGCAAGGCCGAGGTGCTGCAGCAGCTGCTCGACGCGCATGCCCCAGACATCTACTGCGTGGTGGGCTGGCCGGGCGGCTGCAAGGCCTGGGCCAAGGCGGACTGGTCGTGGATCGCCGGCAGTACCGTGCTGGCCTGGCCCGATACCGACAGCAAGCGCGTGCCGCTCACAGCCAAGGAAGCCAACGCCTGCGCCGACGACGCCGAGCGCGACACCCTCAAGGCCAGCAAGCCCTACCTGCCAACCCACAAGCAGCCCGGCATGGCTGCGATGCTGGGCATCGGCCGACTGCTCGAGCACGAGCACGGCTGCAGGGTCCAGCTGCTGGCCATCGATGGCCCCGGCGTCAAGCCTGACGGCTGGGACGCTGCCGATGCGATCGAGGCCGACGGCTGGGACTTCGATCGCGTCATGGCCTTCTTTGGCACCGCCTACGCTCTTCCGCCCGAGGGCGACCAGCCTGCCGAGCCGGAGCAGCCAGCCGCCAAAAAAATCGACGGCCCCGTTGGCACTGACGGCGGCGATTCCCCCGCTTCGCCTGCGGCACTGCCCTGGTGGCTCGAGTGCTTCTACGACCCGATCAAGGGCCGCTGGAACCTGAGCCGCAAGACCGTCATCCTGGCCCTGCGCCACGACCCCGAGCTGCAGGGCGTGCTTGGCTACAACGAGCTGTCCAACACCATGGAAGCGCGCCGCAACTGGCCCTTCCAGCATGGTCGGGTTGGCAAGATCACCGGCGCCGTGGATCTGCTGCTGGGCAACTGGCTGAGCAAGCGCTACGGCCTGCCGTCGATCACCCGCCAGGCCATCATGGAAGCGATGGAGACAGTCGCCTACGAGAGTCCCTGGCACCCGGTGCGCGACTGGCTGGCTGGCCTGCAGTGGGACGGCAAGACCAGGGCGGACAAGTGGCTGATCCACGCCATCGGCGAGACCCCCGAGGCGCTCGACCCCAGGATGCGCGAATACCTGATGCTGGTCGGCCGCTTCTGGCTGATCGGCATGGTCATGCGCGTGATGGAGCCGGGCAGCAAGTTCGACTACTGCCCGGTGCTCGAAGGCCCGGGCGGCTTGGGCAAGTCCACCATGGTCGAGACCCTGGCCAGCAGCGCCTGGTACAGCGACACGCCGTTCGAGATCGGCAAGGGTAAGGAATCGCAGGAGCAGGTGCAGGGCATCTGGGGCTACGAACTGGGCGAGCTGTCCCAGATGGGCAAGGCCGAGATCACCGCGATCAAGGCCTTCATCAGCTCCAAGGTCGACCGCTACCGTCCGGCCTATGGCCGCGTGGTCGAGGAACACCCGCGCCAGTGTGTTCTGGTGGGCACGACCAACGAATCCACCTACCTGCGCGACCGTACCGGCAACCGGCGCTTCTGGCCGATCCCGGTGCGCAACCCGATCAAGATCGAGTGGCTGGCCAAGTACCGCGAACAGCTGTTTGCCGAGGCCTACGCGCTCTACCTGGAAGGCGCAACCTGCATCCCGACCCGCGAGCAGGAATCCCGCCTGTTCGCTCCGGTGCAGGAATCCCGCCTGATTGAGACCGCCGTCACCAGCGAGCTGCTGGCCGTGCTGACTCGCCAGCCCACCGCCACCGGCATTGGCGCCCTGGTCAACCAGCTGACCGACTTCGTCACGCTGGCCCAGCTGGTCAAGGCGCTCGATATGGATGCGGGCAAGTCCACGGCTGGCCTGGAGTCCCAGATCCGCAGCTGGATGACGCACCAGGGCTGGGTGCACAAGAAGAAGCAGATCAACGGCGTGCGCGCCCACGGCTGGGAACGCCCTGCCAACTGGCCAGCCCCCGAGACCGACGAGCCCGCAGCGGACGCTGGGCCTTTAAGCAACGAGCCGGCGGACGATGAACCGTTCTGACCGTCACCTCATCACCACACAGGACACGGCGCTGAATGGCGCCCGTGTGCTGGTCTCACGCGCCGTGTGCGCCTGGGATGCGGAACGCACGGGGGCGATCTGCCCCCGCCAGCACGCGGGCGCATGGATGCGCGTGGCTCAGGCCGTGCCCTGAGTGTCCAAGTGTCCAGGGTGTCCGGTGTTTTCCATGGAGGCACAGCGGCAGCAATAGGGCCTGAATCAGCAGGTCGAGCCGCTGCATTGTCCAGAGCCAGGCCAGCCACCCCGGCCACTACCCCAAGGCAGGCGCAGGCGTGCAGGCGGGTGCACAGGCACGTGCGCACACGCGCGGACACATTCACTCCCGTTACCTCTTTATGAAAAAGGATGGACAGATGGACACTTCAAGGACCGCAGCAGATGTCGAGCAGGCGATTCGCGACATCAAGGCCCACATGCCCGAGACCTACAAGGCCATCCTCGAGCGGGCCAAGGACTCGGATCTGGGCCGCCAGGCCTATGCGCTGGTCAGGCGCGGCATCAAGGGCGAGCCCAACTGCTTCTATGCGATGGAGCAGGGCCGCGTGGTCGGGGCGCCGTTCAGCATGCCCGACGTCACGGCCGAGATGGCCCGCTACATGGTGCAGTTTGGCTGCAGCTTCCTGATCATGTGGAAGCCTGCCAGTGATCGCCAGTCGGCGCCGGGAGCCTGACCATGGCACGCATTGACTGGGTCAGCACCAGGCTGGCGATCTGGGGCGCCTGGAAGGCCAGGCGCGAGGACAGCGGCCTGGGCTATCCGCGCACCAACATCCTGCTGAGCATGGGCGGCGGCGGCGCCGGTGGTTATCGCGAGACCGTGATCCCGATCAACGAGCTCGAGGCGGCCGAGACCGACCGCGCGGTCGAGTCGCTCAAGCTGGTCAAGTCGCACCTCTACCTGACGCTGCAGCACATCTATGTCGGCAACACCGGTATCAAGCTGTGTGCCCAGCGCATGCGGCGCGCCGAATCGACGATCAAGGCCCAGCTCGAGCAGGCCGATGCCGAGATTGCGCGTTGGTTCGATGCCAAGCGCGAGGCGGCCGAAGCCAAAAGGAGTTTTACTCCTTAGACCTTCCTGGTACATTTCAGGCAAGCTGTGCAGTCGGTGTGTCCACCCACTGCTGCACATCCCGCCCCGCAGTGGTTTCCGCTGGCGGGGCTTTTTTTTGCCCATCATGCCCAAGTCCGCACCACGCCCCTGCACTCATCCAGGCTGTGGTGTGCTGGTGCGTGATGGATCTGGCCGCTGCGACCAGCACAAGCGGGTCGAGGCCCGGGCTCTGGATGCACGGCGCGGATCGTCGGCAGAGCGTGGCTACAGCTACAAGTGGCAGCAGGCGCGCGAGGGTTTCCTGCGCGCCCATCCGCTGTGCGTCCGACATCAGGCCCGCGGCGAAGTCGTGGCGGCCACTGTGGTCGACCACATCACCCCGCACAAGGGCGACAAGGCGCTGTTCTGGCAGCGCGCCAACTGGCAGCCACTGTGCAAGCAGTGCCACGACATCAAGACCGCGATCGAGGATGGCGGCTTCGGCCGATCGGTCGCAGCGCCGGCGGCCTGAGGCCCAGGGGTAGGGGTGGTCAGAAGTCTGAGACTTTTGGCTCTAGACCGACCGGTCCCTCGAATTTTTGCGCGCGCAAGTTTTGAGAGGGGGGGTACCCCCGAAGCCTGACCCTGACTTACCCGAGGACATCAACATGACTGGATCCCGCGGGCCGCTCCCGAAGCCTGCGGCCCTGAAATTGCTCGAAGGCAACCCTGGCAAGCGAGCCCTCGACCTGGCGGCCGGTGTCAATCCGCGCATCGAGATCCCGACGGTGCCCAAGCACCTGGGGCCCGAGGCTCGTAAGGAGTGGAAGCGGATCACGCCGCTGCTCGAGGAGCTGGGTCTGATCAGCGGCCTCGACCGCACCGCCCTGGCGCTGTACTGCCAGGCAGCGGGCCGGCTGGCCGAGCTCGAGACCGCCTTCAACGGCCAGGTCGCGCGCCTGGTCGAGCAGGAAGGCATCGACTACGCCGACGCGGTATACCGCGCAAGCCATGCGATCACGCCCAGCGGCTACGCGCAGCAGAGCGTGATGGTCCAGCTGATCAAGAGCCATCGGGAGCAGGTCAACCGCTACCTGATGCACTTCGGGCTCAGCCCGGCCGCGCGCGGTCGGGTGCAGGCCAGCAACTACGTGCAGCCGACGCTGCCCGGCATCGATGCGCCGCCCCAAGCGCAGGCCAACGGCTTTGCCCGCTTCGCGGTGGTCGGGGGCGGGCGTTGAGCAATCGCTACGTCGAGGCGGCCGAGGCCTACAGCCGCGCGGTCATGGCCGGCGAGATCCCGGTCTGTAAGTGGACCAGGCTGGCGGTCGAGCGGCAGCTGGCCGACCTGGCGCGCGAGCCAGGCCCGGACTGGCCCTGGGTGTTCAGCGCCGAGGCGGCCGAGCGGCCGTGCGCCTTCATCGAGCTGCTGCCGCACATCAAGGGCAAGTGGGCGCGCGAGCGCCGGCTGATCGAGCTCGAGCTGTGGCAGTGCTGGATCCTGACCACGGTGTTCGGCTGGGTGCACCGCGAGACCGGTCTGCGCCGCTACCGCGAGGGCTACGTCGAGGTGCCGCGCAAGAACGCCAAGTCGACGCTGTCGAGCGGCCTGGGGCTGTTCATGCTGGCCGCCGATGGCGAGCATGGCGCCGAGGTCTACAGCGCGGCGACCACGCGCGACCAGGCGCGCATCGTGTTCGACGATGCCCGGGCCATGGCCGAGCGCACGCCGGACCTGCGCACCTGGCTGGGCGTGGCCATCATGCAGCACAGCCTGACGGTGGCGCACACGGCCAGCAAGTTCACGCCACTGGCCGCTGAAGGCTCGACGCTCGATGGCCTGAACGTGCATTTTGCGGTGATCGACGAGCTGCACGCGCACAAGACCCGCGCCGTCTACGACGTGATCGACACGGCACGCGGTGCGCGCGAGCAGTCACTGCTGTGGAACATCACCACGGCGGGCACCGACCGCAGCGGCATCTGCTACGAGCGGCGCACGCATGTGACCAAGCTGCTCGACGGCGTGATAGAGGATCCGGCCATGTTCGGCGTGATCTACACGATCGACGACGGGGACGACCCCTTCCAGCCGACCAGCTGGGCCAAGGCAAACCCAAACTGGAACAAGTCGGTGCTGCCGGATGACATGCAGGCCGCTGCCCGCAAGGCCGAGGCCATGCCGTCGGCGCTGAGCAACTTCCTGACCAAGCGCCTGAACGTCTGGGTGTCGGGCGAGTCACCATGGATGGACATGCGTGCCTGGGAGCGCTGTGCCAACCAGGCGCTGCGCGACGTCAGCGCCTACGCTGGCCAGGGCATCAAGGTCTGGGCCGGCCTGGACCTGGCCCAGAAGAAGGACTTCGCCGCGCTGGTGTTCGTGTTCGAGCTCGACGGCAAGTGGCATGTGTGCGTGCGTCTGTACCTGAACGAGCTGGCGATTCAGGAGAGCGGCAACGCGCACCTGAGCGGCTGGGCCCGGCAGGGATACGTGACGGTCACCGATGGCGACATCACCGACTTTGACGTGGTGGCCGATGACATGCGGCAGCTGTGCCGTGACTTCGATGTGCAGGAGATTGCCTTCGACCCGGCGCTGAGCATGTACTTCGCCGGCAAGCTGATCGAGGAAGGCCTGCCGCTGGTCGAGATCACGCAGCGGTCGCTGTTCTTCACGCCGCCGCTGATCCAGGTCGAGAACCTGGTACTGGAAAAGAAGCTGGCCCACGACGGCAACCCGGTCATGGGCTGGATGGTGTCAAACCTGGTGGTGAAGGAAAGCAAGTTCAACGAGCTCAAGTCGCCCACCAAGGAACGACCCGAAAACAAGATCGACGGCCCGATCGCCATGTTGATGGCGCTGGGCCGGGCGCTGGCCATGTCGGAACCGCAACCGAAACCTGAACTGATCATCCTATGACAACAGCCCACTGGTACAACGCGGAACGCGTCCATCAGTCAGGCAGCGTCATCCTCAAGGACTGGATGGCGCAGCGCCAGGCAGGCCGCGGCCCCCAGGCTGCGGCAGGAGTTCCTCTGTCGGAAATCTTGCCTGGCACCGAAATGTTCGACATCCTGACCGGCGCGTCCATGGGCGCTGCCGGTGTGCCCGTCAACGAGCAGACGGCGATGGCTGTTTCGGCGGTGTACGCCTCGGTCGGCCTGATTGGTGGAGCAATCGCCGCGCTGCCGTTCCACCTCTACAAGCGTCTGCCTGGTGGGCGTGACCGATATGACAGCGACCTGTGGTGGCTGTTCAACGAGCAGCCCTGGGCCAACTGGACAGCTGCAAGCGCATGGAGCTGGGCGGCGCAGTCGATCGCGCTGCGCGGCGACGGCTTCTGGCGCATCCATCGTGCCTCGGCCTACAGCAATACCATCGTCGGCTTCGAGCCGCTGCACCCTGGTCGCGTTCAGGTCTACCGACAGGACGGCGAGACGGTCTACCTGGTGCAGACGGATCAGGGCGCGATCGCTCCCGTCGCACCGGCCGACATGCTGCATTTCCCCGGGATCGGCTTCGATGGCGTGCGCAGCCTGACGCCGATCCGATCGGCGTTGCGATCGTCCGTCGGAATCGCACTCGCTGCGGACCAGTACGCCGGAGCGTTCTTTCGCAATGGTGCGCGTCCCGACTTCGCACTGAAAACGCCCGGCAAACTGGACCAGGAGCAGGTCGACAGCTTGCGGATGCAATGGGCCAGCCGCCATGCCGGCCCGTCAAACGCGCATTTGCCTGCGGTTCTGCAGGGCGGACTCGATGTGCAACAGCTGACCATGAGCGCCGAGGATGCGCAGCTGTTGAGCACCCGCCAGTTCCAGATCCAGGACGTCGCTCGCATCTTCGGCGTGCCACCGCACATGATCGGCTACACCGAGAAGACCACCAGCTGGGGGGCCGGCGTGGAACAGATGTCGATCGGCTTCGTCCGCTACACGCTGCGGCGCTACCTGGATGCGATGCAGCAGGAGATCAACCGCAAGATCTGGCCGCGCAGCCGTCTGTACTTTGCCGAGTTCAACACCGACGCACTGCTCGAAGGCGACTCCAAGACCCAAGCCGAATACCTGTCCAAGGCCCTCGGCGGCCCAGGATCGCAGGGCTGGATGACGGTCAACGAGGTCCGGCGGCTCAAGAACCTGCCTCCCGTTCCGGGTGGCGACGAGATGATTCGATCAGGCGGTGGATCAGCGCCAGATGACAGCTCGCAGTCGGACGGATCCGATGATCCAGCCGATCCGACCCAAGATCCCAATCTCACTGATCCGGAGAATCCGAATGCACCCGATGCTTAAGCTGCTGGCCAGCAATCGCGCCAAAGGCTGGTTCAAGGTCGATGCCGCCCAGACTGCCGACGAGGCCACGATCTACCTCTACGACATGGTGGTCGACAGCGACCTCGAGGCCGAATGGTGGGGTGGTGTTGCGCCCCGGGCCTTCATCGCAGAGCTCAACGCCATTACGGCGCCCACCATCCACCTGCGCGTCAACAGCCCCGGTGGCAGCGTGTTTGCGGCACGCGCGATCGAGCAGGCCTTGCGCGAACACTCGAGCCGGATCGTGGCCCATGTCGATGGACTGGCGGCCAGCGCGGCCAGCTTCCTGATCATGGCTGCCGACGAGATCGTGATGTCTCCCGGATCTTTCCTGATGATCCACAAGGCCTGGACCTATGCCTACGGCAATGCGGACGACTTCACCAAGACCTCCGGCCTCCTTGAGCAGATTGACGGCAGCCTGGTCAAGACCTATGCCAAGCGCAGCCAGCAGGCCGCTGACGAGATCGCCGCCTGGATGAGCGCCGAGACCTGGTTCGAGTCAGACCGGGCCGTCGAGCTGGGATTCGCCGACTCGGTGGCAGATTCCAGCCCGCAGGATCGCGCAGCCCATGATGGCCAACGCGCACTGGCATGGGATCTGTCGGCCTTCTCGAACCGCCCCAGAGCCACGCCTGACCGCACTGCAACCCCGCCTGCCCATGCCCAGTCTCAGCCCGATCGTGATGCGCTTCACCGCGCCGTGCTGAAGGCATTGATCCCCGCCTGACGCGCTCCCGCGCCAAGCCATCCACGGCCGCCTAGAGCGGCCTTTTTCTTGCCCTGAAAGGAAACGCCATGAAAGGCATTCACGCCCTGCGGGAGCGCCGCGACGCGCTCGCCAAGAACCTGCAAACCCTGGTCGACAAAGACAAGACCCCGGAATGGAAGCCGGAGCACCAGGCCCAGTACGACGCCGCGATGAAGGAGATCAGCGACATCGATGCGCAGATCAAGCGCCACAACGATGCGATCGCCGCGATCGCTGCCGGCGCGGCTGACAACGGCCAGATCAGCGACGACATGCGCGAGCAGTTCACCCGCACCCCTGGCGCGCACCGCAACCAGGATGAAAACCGCGCCCTGCGTGCCTACCTGTCCGGCGGCATGCACGCACTCGGTCAAGAAGACCTGCAGCGCATGCGCGCGCGCCAGACCGGTGACATCGCCAATGCCATGCGCCTGCCGCAAGCCGCCATGTCCACCACCACGCCGGCCGAGGGCGGCTACACCGTGGCCACCGAGTATTTCCGCCAGCTGACCGAGGCAATGAAGGCCTTTGGCGGCATTCGCGAGGAAGCCACCATCATCCAGACCGGCACGGGCGCTCAGATGAACTTCCCGGCCGCTGACGCGACCAGCGAGGAAGGCGAGATCGTGGGCCAGAACGGCGCTGTCACGGGTCTCGACACCACGTTCAGCAACATCAGCGTCGACGTCTACAAGTATTCGTCGAAGAAGATCGCGGTGCCGTTCGAGCTGATCCAGGATTCGATGTTCGACATCGAGGCCTACATCAACCGGCTGCTGGCAATGCGCATTGGTCGCATCACGGCCAAGCACTTCACCGTCGGTACCGGCACCAGCCAGCCGCGCGGCATCGTGACGGCAGCATCGTCGGGCAAGGTCGGCACCACTGGCCAGACCGCCTCGGTCACCTACGACGACCTGGTCGACCTCGAGCACAGCGTCGATCCCATCTACCGTGCCCGCCCGGGGGCCTGCTTCATGCTGCACGACAACTCCCTCAAGGTGGTGCGCAAGATCAAGGATTCCCAGGGTCGCCCGATCTTCGTGCCGGGCTACGAGCAGGGCATGCCCGGCGGTGCACCCGATCGCCTGCTGGGCCGGCCGATCTGCATCAGCCAGGAAATGCCGACCATGGCCGCCAACGCCAAGTCCATCCTGTTCGGTGACCTGGGCTCCTACCTGATCCGCGAGGTGATGGACCTGACCCTGTTCCGCATGGCCGACTCCAACTTCATCCTGAACGGCCAGATCGGCTTCGTCGCCTTCAACCGTCAGGGCGGCAACCTGATCGACGTTGGCGGCGCCGTCAAGTACTACCAGAACTCCGCCACCTGATGAAGCGGCGGCCCGGTTGACTCCGGGCCGCCTGAAAGGATTTCCCATGACCGAGACGCTGAACCAAGACCTGATCGATCCCCAAGCCGCAGCCACCGATGCACAGCTGGGGACCGATCTTCTACAGCCTGCCGTGCACGCTACTGCCACGACTCCGAAAAGCGAGCGCACCATCAAGGCGCGCGTGCTGGTCGAATGCGAACACGGCCGCCCCAACGATTTGATCGAGCTGCCGAGTCAGCTGGCAAAGGCTGCCGAAAAGGCCGGCCTGGTTGATACCGACAAGGCCGCGGTCGCCTACGCCGCCAGCCTGGCGAGCCACCAGGGTTGATCCCGTAGCGCCAGATGTCCACCGTCCGCATTTCACAGCCTTCTGTCGAGCCCGTCACGCTGGCCGAGGCCAAGCTGCATCTGCGCGTCGATCACGATGTTGAAGACCAGTTGATTTCTGGCTATATAGCCTCAGCTCGTGCCCTATGCGAAAAAGAACTGCAGCGCACGCTGATCACCACCGGGTGGCGCTTGACGCTGCCGGATTTTCCGTGCCTGGACTACCAGCGACTGTGTGATCCGGTGCCGACGCTGTTGGCCCAGGCCATACGCTTGCGCATGGGCGACGTGCAGTCGGTGTCCAGCGTGACCTATCTGGACCCCGACGGTGTGCAGCGCACGCTGTCGCCCACGGCCTACAAGCTGCAAAGCTGGTCCGGTCAATGGCTGCTGGCACCGGAGCACGGTGCTTCCTGGCCTGCGACGCTGTCCGGCCTGCAATCGGTCACGGTGGACTATGTGGCTGGCTACGGTGCTACATCGGACAGCGTGCCAGCACCCCTGCGCAGCTGGATCCTGCTGGCGGTCGGCGACCTGTATTCGCAGCGCCTGCGTTCGGGTGACAAGCCGGCCGTCCCGCATCAGTTTGTCGACGGTCTGCTCGACGCCTACAAGGTCTGGGGTTGACATGTTCCAGCCCGGTAATCTTGACCAGCGCATCACCATCCAGGCGCGCGACCTGGCGGTCGACCAGGTCGGCCAGCCGATCGAGGTCTGGCAGCCCGTGGCCATGCTGTGGGCCAACATCAAGCACCTGTCGGGTGCCGAGTCGATCCGCGGCGACGCGCCCCTGTCGACGCTGCGGGCTTCGATCCGCATCCGCTGGCGGTCCGGCCTCGATGCCGGCATGCGCGTGCTGCACGGCGCGACGGTGTACGAGATCAAGGCCCTGGTGCCGCAGGGCCGCGAGTGGATCGACCTGGTGTGCGAGGCCTGGAATGCTGCGACTTGATTTCGACAGCAGCGCGCTGACCGCTGGCCTGGACCGCATTGCCGAGGAGGCGCGCCAGAACCTGCGCGCCGTCACCCAGGCCGGCGCCGAGGTGCTGTACCAGGAGGTCAAGCTGCGCGCGCCGGTGGCCGCCGAGGCCCGGGTGCTGTCGAGCAAGACCGGACGCATGAGCAAGCCGGGCACGCTCAAGAACAGCATCTACCAGGTCTTCAGCCAGGACAACAGCAACGCCAGCCGCGCGACCTATCACGTCAGCTGGAACGCCCGCAAGGCGCCCCACGGCCACCTGGTCGAGTACGGCTACGTGCGCACCAGGGTGGTCATCAAGACGCCTGAGGGCCGCTACATCACCACCAAGCAGAAGCTGGCCCAGCCGGTGCCAGTGCCTGCCCATCCGTTCTTGCGGCCGGCATTCGATGCCAAGAACGTCGCCGCGCTGCAGGCGGCGCGCGAGGAGTTCAAGCGCCGCATGTCCACCGTGCCAGGAATCACCCAATCATGAACGCCTACCAGGCCACGCGCGCCTTGCTGCTGCCCCTGGCTGGCGGCCGGGTCTACCCAGACGTGGCACCGGAAGCCCCGCAGCTGCCCTACATCACTTTCCAGCAGGTCGGTGGCGAGGTGCTGAACTTCCTGGACCGGACCCTGCCCAGCAAGCTCAACGCGCGCATGCAGGTCAACGTCTGGGCCGCCACCCGACTCGAGGCCTGCGACCTGGCGCGGCAGGTGGAAGAGCTGTTCCTGCTCTCGCTGACCCTGCAGGCATCGGCCCTGGGGGCTGCCGTGGCGGATTTCGAGGAGGTCGGTCTGCTGTACGGCTTCCGACAGGATTTTTCGGTCTGGGTCGATCGCTGACCCGAATTTCATCGCCCGTCAGGGCACCTATCCGACCCGCCCTGGCGGGTCTTTTGTTTTCACGAGGTACTTCCCATGTCAGCTCGACTCCCTGACGGCGCGGCCGTCGCCATTGCCACCGCCTACGGCGCTGCCAAGACCATCACGGCCATCAGCAACGCCAACCCGGCGGTGGCCGGCTCCGTCGCCCACGGCTTCACCAACGGCGACCTGATCGCCATCGACAGCGGCTGGCCGCGCGTCAACGAGCGCATCGTGCGCGTGACCAGTGCCGTGGCCGACTCCTTCGGCCTGGAAGGTATCGACAGCACCGACGTCACCCGCTACCCAGCCGGCTCGGGCGCTGGCCAGGCCCGCGAGATCACGACCTGGACGCCGATCACCCAGATCCTGGAATTCACCACCAGCGGCGGCGACCAGCAGTTCACCAACTTCAGCTACCTCGAGGAAGACTTCGAGCGTCAGCTGCCTACCATCACCAGCGCGCAGTCGATCACCATCGGCATTGCCGACGATCCGACCCAGCCCGGCTACATCGCGCTGAAGCTGGCCAGCGACGTGCGTGCCATGCGCGCGCTGCGCCTGACGCTGCCGGACGGCTCGATCCTGCTCTACAACGGCATCGTGTCGCTCAACGAAACCCCGACCCTGACCAAGGGCCAGGTCATGCAGGTGCGCGCGACCTTCTCGCTGCAGTCCAAGCCGACCCGCTACTGATCGCCCGCACCATGAGCAAGAAAATCAGCCTGGGCCAGCCGCCGGCCTCGTTCCCGGCGCGCGTCAAGTTCGCGCTGCTCGATGGCGGCGAGACCGAGATCCCCGTGCGCTTCAAGTACCGCACGCGCAGCGAGTACGCGGCATTCGTGTCGGCCACCTGGCCCAAAGCCCCAAGCGAGCCGCCAGCCGACATGACGCCGACCGATGTCGTCGAGCGCGACATCGAGGGCGAGGTGCGCTACATGACCGGCGCTCTGGACGCCTGGGACTTGGAAGACCCGCTCAACGGCGTCAACCTGCGCCGCCTAGCCGACATGTACCCGGCAGCCAGCCAGGCCATCGCCAGCGCCTACTACGTCGCTGTCAACGAGGGCCGCGTAAAAAACTGAGGTCGGTCGCGCGCGCCATGTTCGAGCGACAGGCGAGCGCGGCCGAGCTGGCGGCCTTTGGCCTGCGGCCCGAGGACTACGCGCACGAAGTGGCCCTTTACTGGCCAGACACCGAGCGGGCCGTGCAGCTGTTCGCGCGGCTGCAGACACAGTGGCGCGCCGGCAGCGGCGGGGCCTTTGGCCTGGACTACTTGGCGGCCTACCCGCTGCTGGACCGCATGGCCCAGGACGATGCCGAGTGGGAGTCCCTGCTCGATGACCTGCGGGTCATGGAAGACGAGGCCCTGGCGGCCATGCACGAGAAACCGGATTGATGACACCCTATGGCAGACCTGAAATCACAGCTCGAGATCAGCGCTGACGCCTCGGGCGTCGAGGCTGGCGTCAGCCAGGCCAAGCGCTCGCTGGCTAGCCTGGGCCAGTCCGCGGCTGCTGCCGGAAAGGAGTCGCAGCAGGCGCTGACTGGCGTGGCCGAAAGCGGCGTGCAGACCACCCAGAAGATCGATGCCGCGACGCGGTCGCTGACCAACAGCATCCAGCGTCAGATCGCCGCCATGGAGGCGGGCGGCAAGTCCACGTCCAACTACTACCGCCTGCTGGCCAGCCAGCGCGGCATTGATGCGGGCGGGCTGTCGCCATACCTGGATCAACTGGACAGGCTCAACGCCAAGCAGGCCGCCATAGGTGTCTCAGCCGGCCAGACGGCGGCAGCCCTGCGCAGCGTGCCGGCCCAGGCAAGCGACATCGTCACCAGCCTGGCTGGCGGCCAGGACCCGTTGCTGGTGTTGCTGCAGCAGGGCGGCCAGCTCAAGGACATGTTCGGTGGCGTAGGCGCAGCGGCCCGGGCCCTCGGCGGCTATGTCCTGGGCCTGGTCAACCCGTTCACGCTGGCGGCGGCGGGTGCCGGCGCGCTGTTCATGGCCTATGAAAGCGGGCGTGCTCAGATCTATGAACTTGAGCAGGCCTTGCGCGCCAGCGGCGGCCGGCTGGGCGTCACGGCTGGCCAGCTGACCGAGATGGCCAAGGCGATCGACTCCGAAGGTTTCTCGCGCGGCGCAGCGGTGTCGGCCCTGGCTGAGATTGCCAGGACTGGCGCCGTCGCTGGCAGCAGTCTGCAGGAGTTCACGAAAGCGGCCCTCGGGCTTGAGCGCGAGCTCGGCATCCCGATCGAGAAGACCACCCAGGCATTCAAGGCCCTGGGCGAAGAGCCGGTCAAGGCATCGGAAAAGCTGACCAAAGAGCTCGGCTACCTGACCGTCGCCCAGTACGAGCAGATCAAGGCGCTGGAAGAGCAGGGCCGCAAGACCGAGGCAGCCACGTTGGCGCAAGGCCTTTACCTGGCGGCATTCAAGACGTCGGCGGATGCGGCGCGCAACAACCTGAACTTCCTCGAGGTGGCTTGGCGTGGCGTGGGTGACGCGGCAAAGTGGGCATGGACTCAGATGTCTGATGTCGCCAGGAATGCTGTGGGCGCCAACACCGGCGAGGAGCGGCTGGCCGCCGCCCGAGCCCGGCTGCAGGAGGTGCAGAACATCAGCTCGCTGCGGATCACGGATGAAGTGCGCGGTATCCGCATTCAGAAGCTCCGGCAGGAGATCACTTACCTCGAACGCGTGCTGCAGGCACAGAAGGACGGCGCCAAGGCCGCAGCCCGGGCTCAGGAAGTCGAGCGCAACGGCCTGGCCGCGCTGGCCGCCGTGGGTCAGGTGCAGGACAAGGGCCTGACCCGTCAGCAGCAGCTCAACAAGGCGCTGGCAGACTACCGGGAAAACCTGGACAAGGTCCGCGCCGCCAACCCGAACAGCGCGCTGCTCGATCCGGCCAAGATCAAGGCCGGCGAGGAAGCGCTGCGCAGGCAGTACAAGGAAGACAAGCCCAAGGCCTACACCGAGGATTCGGGCTCGCGCATGCTGGCCAACCTGAAGGAACAGGGGGCCGCGCTGCGCGTGCGCCTGTCGTCCGAGGTCGGCCTCAACACCGCGCTGCAGGAGCAGGCCAAGTTCGAGGCACAGATTGCCGACATCAAAGGAAAAACCCAGCTGACGGCCGAGCAGAAAGCGCTGCTGGCTGCGCAAGACAAGATCCGCGCCCAGCTGGCAATCAACGTCGGCATCGAGCGCGAAATCGAGCTCAAGGCCAAGGCTCAGAAGGCCGAGGAAGAACAGGCCAAGGCTTTGGAGGCGGTCCAGAACCGGGCTGACGGCATCCGCCGCACCATGGCCGACCGTGCGCGCGGCCAGGCGGAGCAGTACGACGATCAGCTGTCCGTGATCGGTCTGGGCAGCGAAGCGGCCGAGCGTCTGCGCAGTCGTCAGCAGATCGAGCGCCAGTACGCCGGCTTTCAGCGTCAGCTGACCGAGGAGGCGGCCAAGAACAAGCTGCTCGAGTCGGATGTTTACAAGCAGGGTACGGCTGACATCCAGGCATCGCTGCAAGCCGCGCTGCAGGCCAACGAGACCTACTACGCGGCCATCGGCAAGCTGCAGGGCAGCTGGGAACTGGGTGTGTCGTCTGGCCTGGCCAACTATGCCAGCGGTGCAGCCAACGTGTTCAAGCAGACCGAGAGCCTGGTGACCAAGGCCTTCGGCGGCATGGAGGACGCCCTGGTCAACTTCGCGATGACCGGCAAGCTGTCGTTTGGCGACATGGCCAAGTCGATCATCGCGGACATCCTGCGCATCTACTACCGCAGCCAGCTGCTCAACATGCTGGGCGCGGGGTCGGGTGGCGGTGGAGGCATCCTGCAGACCGTGATCGGCGCCGCGCTGGGTGGGGCCATGGGCAGGTTTGGCGGGTCTTCGGCTTCGTCGGCCTATTCGCTGACCACGGCCAGCAATTACTCGCCCGGCGGCCTGGGTCTGACCTACGGCGGCATGCGAGCCGGCGGCGGGCCGGTCAATGCTGGATCGCTTTATCAAGTCAATGAGCTTGGTCCGGAGGTGCTGTCCGTGGGCGGGCGCGACTACCTGATGATGGGCGCCCAGTCGGGCCATGTCACGCCCAATGCGGGAGCAGTCGGGTCGGCAAGCCAGGGTGAGCTCAAGCTGACCATCATCAACAACACCTCGGCGCCGATCGGTCGCGTCACCGAGCGCATCACCCCGACCGAGCGTGCGCTGATCGTCGAGGAGGCCGTGGCCGCCACGGCCAGCCAGTTCGGCGACCCGAACAGCAAGACGTCCAAGAGCCTGGGGGCGCACTACGCCCTGCAGCGGAGGCGCTGACCCATGACCAATCCTGTGATGCCGCGCGGCATGAGGCCGGTGACAGAGGGCTACAGCATGTCCGCCCCTGGCGGCGTGGCGCGCACTGAAGTCGCTGGCGGCATGGCTCGCTACGGCCTGGCCTGGGACCGGGGTGTGCAGACCTTCCGCGTGACCATGATCCTGGACGACACCCAGTTCAGCGTCTGGACGGCCTTCTTCCTGCATGTGATCAAGAAGGGCAGCATCGCCTTCCAGATGCCCTTGGACTCGGGCTACGGCGTGGCGCCGCATTTGTGCAACATCGTGCCGGACAGCTACAGCGCCAACCGCACCGCCGGCGGCAACTACGCCGTGTCGATGGTGGTCGAGGCCGAGAGCGCGGCCTACCAGATGACCAGCACCGACGCCCTGGCGCTGATCGCCCTGCACGAGCAGTATGGCCGCGACAGCGACGCGCTGCTGGCGCGCCTGCACCAGTTCGCCAACCTCGACACCCTGGTGCTGGGAGGCTGACATGTCGCTCGACCTCGAATCCCGCCTGCGCGTGTTCCTGGCCAGCGCGCCGCAGAACCTGCGCGCCATCCCGGTGCTGCAGATCAGCCACAGCGCCATGACCAAGGTCTATTACCTGTGGCGCGAGCCCTACACCGGCACGGTCACCACCGAGACCGGCGCCCACCAGGTCGAGCCGCTGAACCTCGAGATCAAGCTGGCCGGCAGCGAAAACAACCTCGATCAGCGCTTCCAGATCTTGCTGGACCTGACCGACGTCTCCGACGAGTTCCGCGAGCAGCTGGATCGCATCCCGCTGACCTCGCTCGAGCACATCCAGGTGATCTATCGCGAGTACCTGAGCGACGACCTGACCGCCGTGCTGGCCCAGGCCACGCTGCAGGTCGAGAGCGTCAGCCTGACCCTGGGCTCGGCCACGCTGATCGCGGTGCAGCCCCGCCTGTCCATGACCCGCACCGGCGAGGTCTACGCCCCGCGCGATGTCCCCATGTTGAGAGGTTTCCTGTGATGGACGTTTCCCGCTACATGGTCACCACCTATCCGGCGCCGCCCTGCTGGGCGCTGGTGGCCGACGTCTATGCCCGCGAGCTGGGGCAGGGCGTCAACGACTACCGCACCATCAACGCCAGCGCGCGCGCAATCGCCGCCGCGTTCCGCCTGGCGCTGCACAAGAGCGCCCACGGCTTCGAGCCGGTGACCGCGCCGGCCGCACCCGCCGATTTCGACGTGGTGCTGCTGGGCAAGGCGCCGAGCCTGGGCCTGCACCACTGCGGCGTCTACTGGCAGGGCGGGGTGCTGCATGCGCTTGAGACCGGTGCGGTCTACCAGGACCTGGCCAGCCTGCGCGACACCTACCCGCTGGTCGAGTTCTGGCGCAAGGCGGTGGTGCAGCCCGTGGCGCCAGCGCCGTCTGCACCGGAGGTGGCCGCGTGATCGAGATCCGCCTGTTCGAGCACCCGTTCGCACCCGTGGCGCCGCGGGTCTTCCAGGCCGACAGCGTCGGCGCCTGGCTGCTGCAGCACTACGGCGACACGCCCCAGGTCGGCCTGCAGATCTACGCCGGCGAGCCCAGCGCCGAGACCGAGATCACCCACGACCTGCAAGCCCTGCTGCACGGCCGCGCGCCGGTGGTGACCGTGCTGCAGAGCCCTGGCGATCCGGTGACGATCCTGACCAACATTGCAATCGCGATCGCGGTCAGCGTGGCGATGTCGCTGCTGTTCCCGCCGCCGTCGATGCCGGGCAACGTCAACCGCACCCAGCAGTCACCGAACAACCAGCTGGCCGCGCGCGAGAACCAGGTGCGCCTACTGCAGCGAGTCGAGGACATCTACGGCACCGTGCGCGCCATCCCCAGCCTGCTGATGCCGACCTACAACAAGTACCAGGACCACCGCCGGGTGGAGTACGGCTACTACTGCGTGGGCCGTGGCTACTACGACATCGCCAAATTGCGCGACGGCGACACGCTGCTGGCCGACATCACCGGGTCTAGCGCGGCGGTCTACGCCCCGTTCACCAGCCCCAACAGCGGACACGCGCCACAGATCCAGGTGGGTGATCCGATCGCGGGTGGGATCGTGACGGCCGAGCGCTCGGCGCAGGTCGACGGCATCACCCTCAAGGCGGCCAACCAGTGCCAGCCGGCGGTCGGCGCCACCTACACGTTCTGGCCGGTTGGTTCCGGGGACGGATCGACTGTTCCGGCCGAGGTGACGGGCGATGCTATCTCGCAGGCCAGCCGGCAGCCGAACTTCAACGCCATTGCAGCCGTCGGCCAGTCGATCACGATTGCCATGCAGCCGGTGACTGTCAACGTCGGCGGCACCACTGACCCAATCACCGGGGAAACGACCGGCGGCACGTCGGTGGAAGTCAATTACAGCGGCACGCGCACCATATCAGCCATTGGCGATGGCTTCGTGGTGCTGTCGGGCCAGGGATGGGGACGCAAGGTCACGTCGACCGCCAACGTGACGGTGGCCAACGATCTGCACGAGTGGACCGACTGGGTGACGCTGCCGGATGCCGACCGCACGCAAGCGTGGGCCAACGTGGTTGCGCCAATGGGCATGTACCGCGACAGCGGTGGCGGCAAGGGCGCTACCAGCGTCACGGTGGAGCTGCAGATCGAGCGCCTGGATGTCGGCCTGGACCCGACCGGACAGGTGGAGACGCTGCAGGCCGAGGTGTCTGGCGCCACGTCCGACGAGCGCGCTATCACGATCGAGCGCACGACCGCCTGGACAGGGCCGGCGCGCGCGCGCATGCGCCGCGTCACGCCGTTCGACTACGGATTCGAAGGTACTCTGATCGACGAGCTCAAGTGGGCGGACCTGTACGGCGTCACGCCGGCCAGCAAATCCCACTTCGGCAACAAGACCACAATCCAGACCGTGACGCTCGCCACTCCGCGAGCCACGGCCGCGCGTCAGCGGCAGCTCAACTGCCTGGCCAGCCGCAAGCTGCCCAGCGTCAGCGCCGACGGAAGCGTCAGCGGCGCCTTCGACGCCGATGGCCGGCACATCAGCGGCACCATCGCGGCGACCAGCCGGATCGTGGACATCCTGGCCGCCGTGGCGGCCGACCCGCGCATCGGCAACGGAGCCGCCCAGGTCGACCTGGTGCAGATACACGGCGTGCAGCAGCAGCTCGATGCCTGGTCAAGCGCTGCCGGCCAGTTCAACTACACCTTCGACAGCGACCAGACCAGCTTCGAGGAGACGCTGACCATCATCGCCAACGCGGCGTTCTGCATCCCTTACCGCCAGTCGGGCCGGATCCGGCTGGGCTTCGACCGGCTGCAGACCAGCAGCGCCGCGCTGTTCACGCACCGCAACAAGCGCCCGAACAGCGAGACCATCACGCGCAGCTTCAGCACCGATGCCGAATACGACGGCGTTGAATTCGTCTACCAGGACCCCGACACCGAGCAGTCCGAGACCATCAAGCTGCCGCTGGATGGCAGCGCGATCAAGTACAAGCGCTTCGAGATCCCGGGCATCCGCAACTTCGCCCAGGCCTGGTACCGCGCAAACCGCGAGTACCGCAAGCTGCTGGGACAGCGCCTGGCCATCGAGACCGAGTGCACCACCGATGCCCGCCTGCTGCTGCCCAACAGCCGGATCGACATCGTCGACAACACCCGCTTCAAGTCCTACGACGGCGAGGTGATTGCTCAAAGCGGCCTGGTGCTGACGCTGAGCCGCGACGTGGCCTTCACCTCCGGCGCCGCCCACTCGATCCTGCTCATGAAGCGCGACGGCTCGCTGCAGTCGATCGCCTGCACCGCCAGCGCCGCCGCCAATCAGGTCGTGCTGGCCAGCGCCCCGGCCGAGGCCATCGTGACCACGCCCGGACAGGACGGCATCCGCACCATCTTCAGCTTCGCCTCGGACAGCTCACGCGCCGCCCAGGCCTGGCTGGTCCAGGAGGTCGGCATGAGCGACGGCCAGTACATCCGCGTCAAGGCCATCAACTACAGCCCCGACTACTACGCCGCCGACACCCAGGCGGTGCCGGACAAGAACACCATCATCAACTGAGGCCCGACATGCCAGCAATCACCATCACCGATCTCGAGAACGCCAAGACGGACGTCGACCACCTGGCAGCCATTGCCAACAGCACCGCTCTGACCGCCACCGACCGCCTTGGACGCCCCAAGCAAACGATCGCTGGCCTGTCGGCGGAATTCCCGAATGCGGCGGCGAATGCGGCGGCGGCGGCTGCGTCGGCTACCCAGGCTGCCAACGAGGCCACGTCGGCGCAGACCTCGGTCGGCCTGGCGACAAACCAGGCTACGGCCGCGCAAGCTTCGCGCGTCGCTGCAGAGTCGGCCCGTGACGCGGCGTTTGTGAACGCCAACGTTTACGCCAGCACCGCCGCAGGTCTCGCTGCTACGACTGATGGCGAGCAGTTCCAGGTGGTCAGCGGAAATGAAATCATCCGCTATGTGCGTACCAACAGCACCACGGCCACTGAAGTCGCTCGGTATGCCTCCTCTGCAGGGTCGATGATTTACCGTGGTGCACCGGCCACTGCATCACTAGATTTCAATACCACAACGAGCTCTGGCCTGTGGCTCATCAACGGGCCTCAATACAACCCGCCTCCTGGCGTGCTCTACCCAGGCCTATTGACTGTAAAAAATTTTGGGACCTGGGCTTATCAGGAGTACATCCCGACAGCTGGCAGCATCCAGTACGGCGGCCAGCGGTGGTCGAGGATTATTGGGATCAGCCCCAGCAGCATCGGCGACTGGGTCGCAAACTATGGGTACGCCGGAACAACGTCAGCCGGCACGGGTCTTGATGGCATCAGGACGGCTGGTCTTTATACGGTCAGCGGAATAGCGACTGGCAAGCCGTCTGATCCAGAATCTCCGGCAGTTTCAGCTGCGGCATTGATCGTTGATGTGGTTGGTGACACCATTTATCAGCGCTATGTGGGGCGTAATGCTGCCTTCAGCGGGCTGGTGTGGTCTCGCACTATCACAATCTCAACAAACACTGTTGGCGCATGGAAGCGAAGCGACAACTACTCTGGTGATTTGTCTACGGATGTCAACGCAAATACGCTGACCAACACCGGAACCTATCTGGTGACTGTGCAGCAGACCAACGCGCCGGAGGTTTCTGGTTGGCTGAACGTCTCGCAGCGTAATGGATGGGTGCTGCAGGAAATGATATCCCTGGATGGCGCTCGTCGGTGGGTCAGAAATTACAGGATTTCAAATAGCACATGGAGCGCGTGGGTTGAGGCGCGCGCAGTTATCGCAACGTCCGCCGTTACCACGGACAAAATAGCTCCATCATCCGTTACTACGGAAAAAATAGCTGCATATGCAGTGACTACTGGTTTGATAGCTGGAGAGGCTGTTGATTCCAGCAAGCTGTCTGCAAAACACGACTGGGTTGCCACGATCTCAACTGGAGATGTGAACGACTACACGACAAAATCGGGCGGGTGGATGGTCGCAGGCGCTATGACAAACGCCCCGACCGGATCAGGGTGGTTGTTTGTTCACAAGTTTGGTGGTGCAGGGAATTTCATTCTGCAGCGCTGGCACGATTTCACCGATCCGAGCATTTTTTGGGTTCGCAAGAATTACAACGGAACTTGGTCGGCATGGGCAAAGCTAGTGCAGCCGCAAGTCCTGCCGAAAACCGGGAAAAACGTTGTCTGTCTCGGTGACTCGATCACAGAAAACGGCGACTACCCAGCCCGCCTTGCCACACTCACTGGGGCAACGGTGACGAATTGCGGATTCGGAGGTTCTCGTCTGGCATTCAGCACGGGTGACTATGCCTACCTGTCGTTCCACAAGCTGGCCGACTACATTTCTTCTGGAAACTACACTGATCTGATTGCGGCATGCGATCGACTGGCAGGCGCTCCTGTGTACGATGACAATCGCGCCATTGCAGCAAGACTAGCAGCCGTTAACTGGAGCACCGTTGACTATATCGTCGCAGGCTACGGAACCAACGACTACGGATCTCCAGATGTTCCGCTTGGCGTCGCAACAGACACAACGGGTGCCTCGTTCAGGGGCGCTATCAACTACGCTGTCAACAAGATTTGTACCGCGTACCCGCACATAAAAATCTTGTTTGTCTCCCCGATCTGGCGCGCGCGCTACGATTCAGTTGGTGATGGGAAAGACTCTGACACCTATGCAAACTCGCGCGGTGCAACCCTGATTGATTTTGTCGATGCAATGAAAGAAATGGCGGCTCTCAACAAAATTCCGTGCATCGACATGTACCGCACTAGCGGGATCAACAAGTACACCGGATCGACACTTCTTTCAGATGGTCTGCACCCGACAGCGGGTATCGGCTATCAGCGCATTGCTGAAAAAGTCGCAGCCGGTTTGAATGCAAACTGGTGAGATGGATGGACGTGAAAACAGCAAAAGGCCTGCTGGCCTGGTACATGCGCCGCTGCGGCTTCCTGGGCTGGACCAGCTTCTGGGGCGCCATCTACGTGCTCCCAGGTAGCGAGCGCGACGATCGCCTGCTTCGGCATGAGCGCGAGCATCTGCGGCAGATCGAGCGCGACGGCCGCCTGCTTTTCGCACTGCGGTACTCCTGGTGGACATTGCGGCACGGGTACTGGAACAACCCCTACGAGGTCGAGGCCCGCGTCGCCGAGCTGCCCCCGCCCAGGCCGCCCACCCCATAACCCGAAGCCATCATGCCCGAACCAGCCACCACGACCACCGCCGCCGTCACCCTGGCCGCCGGATCCATCGCCGTCCCAGCACTGACCGTCGCCGGCATTCCGCTCGGGCTGAGACCCGACATTCTGCTCGCCGGATTTGCCGGCTCGCTGGTTGCGATCATCCTGCTCAACAGCGTTCCGAGCACCGGAGACACCTGGGTCGCACTGCTGCGGACCACGCTCGACTTCACCGGGCCAAACTACGTCACGCAAGTGGGTGAGGTGTTCAAGTCTCGCACCCGCTACAAGCTCGACACCAAGAACTAATCGGCACCGCCAGAAAGAACAACAATATGTCCGACAACTACACCGGGGCCGACCGTAGAACGTCGGACCCGATCCTCGCGGCGTGGAACGAGCGAATGTCGGTTCTGCACGCCGACATTGCCGAGATGAAGAGCGCGATCAAGGAAGTCGCCCAGGCACTGACCAAGCTCGCGCTGGTCGAAGAGCGGCAGACGCACCAGTCCGCCGCGCTCGAGCGCGCCTTCAAAGCCGTCGAGATCCAGGGCGAGAAGATCGAGAAGATCGACGCCCGGGTGGTCGAGCTGGAAAAGAACGAGCCGGGGCAGACCCGCACCTCGGAGTGGGTCGATCGCGCTGTCTGGGCGATCGTAGCCTTCACGGCAGCGACGCTGGCGTCCAAGCTGGGGATGATTGGGTGAGTGCCTTGCTGCTCCTGGTCTGGCCCTTGATCTGCTGGAGGTTCTGCTATGGCCGATTTCCTGCCTGCTTTTGAGCAGATGATCTCGAACGAGGGCGGCTACAGGCTGCACCAGGTCGCTGGCGATCGTGGCGGCATGACCTATGCTGGCATCGCTCGCAATCGCTGGCCCAGCTGGAGCGGATGGCGGCTGATCGACGCCGGCCAGGTGCCTCCGGTAGATCTGGTGCAAGGCTTCTACCAGGGCAATTTCTGGAACCCATTGAGACTTGACAGTGTCACTGACCAGACGGTGGCGCGCTCGCTGTTTGACTTTGCAGTCAATGCCGGCGTCGGCACAGCCACCAGGCTAGCTCAGATCGTGGCCGGCACGACGCCAGACGGGGTGATCGGAGCCAAGACGCTGGAGGCACTCAACGCCATCACACCAGAGCTGTTTCTGGCGCGCTTCGCGCTGGCCAAGCTGGCGCGGTACGAGCAGATCGTGAGCCGGGATCGCAGCCAGGAGCGGTTCCTGCTGGGCTGGGTGCGGAGAACCTTGAAGGAGGCGGCATGAATCCGATTGGGGCCATCGTGGCTGCCGTGGGTGGCGTGATTGATGATCTGCACACCAGCGACAAGGAGCGCCTGGATGCCGAGATCGAGCTGCGCAAGATCGACGCCGGTCTGCTGCAAGGCCAGATGGAAGTGAACAAGGTCGAGGCCGCCAGCAGCAGCCTGTTTGTGGCCGGCTGGCGGCCTGCGATCGGCTGGATCGGCGCCGTGGCGCTGGGCTACCAGTTCCTGCTCTACCCGCTGCTGGTCTGGGCCTGGGCGCTGCTGCAGGCGCGAGGCCTGGTGCCGAGCAACCTGCAGCCGCCGCCCATGCTTGACACCGAGGCGCTATGGGTGGTCCTGTCGGGCATGCTGGGTATCGCGGGTCTGCGCTCGGTCGAGAAGGTCAAGGGCGTGGCCCGCTGAGCGGGTAGCCACTGGCGCCCGCCTTCTTGAGCGTTATGTCATCCACGGGCGCCTGAGCAAGTGTCTGAGCCTTCGGCGGATCCAGCAGGAGCGGAACCACTGCAGCGCATCGACGATCGGCCACCTAGAATGATTCTGCCTAATCAACAGGGGGTAAAGCGATGCGTATTTTTGTTCTTGTGCTGGCAATCGGGTTGAGCGCGTGTGAGCCGCATATCCCTATCCAGAGGCTGGATGGAGTTGATAGCTCAGTGCTCCATGCGGCTGACGGCGTCAAGGTTGTCTCGCTGGATGAGGCAAAGCAGATGCAGATCGTGGGGGCGGTAGCCGGCCACTCATGCAAGCACCTTTTGTGGGATCCGGCAGCGACAGAAGATGCCGCCATGCGCCAGATGAAGGTTGATGCCGCGCAGAGCGGAGCCACTGCAATCACTGCAGTGCGCTGCCATTCAAAGCAGACATCGCTGGGCACCAACTGCTGGGAGTCTGTCTCTTGCGCAGGGACGGCGCTGCGGTAACGCTGGGCGGCTCTAAAAATGAAAAAGGCCCCGCTCAGGGGCCTTTTTTCTGGCCGTGGCTAGCTATACGGTGTAAGTTTTGGTGTAGGTTTTTTGCTTTACCTATGATTTTCATAGGTGGGCGCCGTTCTACCATTGAACTACACCCGCTCAAGCTGCCTAGTTTACTGTAGAAATCTTCTCATTTGAGGATGTCGCCGACACATAGGTACTTGATCTCGACATAGTCGTCCATGCCGAAATGCGAGCCCTCGCGGCCGAGGCCGGACTGCTTGACGCCGCCGAAGGGGACGTGCTCCGTGGCCAGGATGCCGACGTTGACGCCCACCATCCCGGACTCGAGTGCTTCGCCGACGCGGAAGATCCGGCCGATGTCGCGGCTGTAGAAATAGCTGGCCAGGCCGAACTCGGTGGCGTTGGCCGCGTCGATCGCCTGCTGCTCGGTGCTGAAGCGGAACACCGGCGCAAAGGGGCCGAAGGTCTCTTCGCGCGCGCACAGCATGTCGGGCGTCGCGTCCGCCAGCACCGTGGGCTCGAAGAACTGGCCGGCCAGGCGCCGGCCGCCCGTCACCACGCGCCCGCCCCGTGCGACCGCGTCGTCCAGGTGGCGCTGCACCTTCTGCAGCGCGGCTTCCTCGATCAGCGGCCCCTGGCTGACCCCTTCCTCGAAGCCGTTGCCGACCCTGGCGCCCGCGACCTTGGCGGCGAACTTGGCGACGAACTCCTCGTACACGCCGTCCTGGACGTAGAAGCGGTTGGTGCAGACGCAGGTCTGGCCGGCGTTGCGGTACTTGCTGGCGAAGGCGCCCTCGACCGCCGAGTCGATGTCGGCGTCATCGAACACGATGAAGGGCGCGTTGCCGCCGAGCTCGAGCGACAGCTTCTTGACCGTCGGCGCGCATTGCGCCATCAGGATGCGGCCGACCTCGGTCGAGCCGGTGAAGCTCAGGTGGCGCACCACCTCGCTGGCGCACAGCACCTGGCCCACGGCCACCGAGTTGCCGGCGTCGGCGGTGACGACGTTGAGCACGCCCGCCGGGATGCCGGCGCGCAGCCCCAGTTCGGCCGCGGCCAGCGCGGTCAGCGGCGTGAGCTCGGCGGGCTTGATGACCACCGGGCAGCCGGCGGCCAGCGCCGGGGCGACCTTGCGCGTGATCATGGCGAGCGGAAAGTTCCAGGGCGTGATCGCGGCGCAGACGCCGATCGGCTGCTTGAACACGAGCAGGCGGCGGTTGTGGTCGAACTGCGGCAGGGTTTCGCCGTTGACGCGCTTGGCCTCCTCGGCGAACCATTCGACGAAGCTCGCGCCGTAGGCGACCTCGCCGCGCGTCTCGGCCAGCGGCTTGCCCTGCTCGGCGGTCATCAGAGTCGCGAGGTCCTCCTGGTTCGCCATCAGCAGCTCGTACCAGCGGCGCAGCACGATGCTGCGCTCCTTGGCGGTCTGGCGCTTCCAGGCGCTCCAGGCGGCGTCGGCCGCCGCGATCGCGGCCTGCGCGTCGGCCGGCCCCAGGTTGGCCACGTCGGCCAGCTTCCGGCCGGTGGCCGGGTCGTGCACGTCGAAGCGGCTGGCGCCCGCGACCCATTGGCCGCCTATGAGGCCATCGGTCTTGAGCAGGGTGGGGTCCAGGAGTCGGTCGAGCGGGGAAGTCAT